ATATAGAAACTAAAATAGTAGTATTAGATATATTAGAAGATGATAAAGAAATATGTGAAATAACAGATGCGTATAGAAAGTTATTTAAACCTAAATTTTGTATGCGATATTATAATAATAGTGGATATAGTTGAAAGTTATGTAGAAATAAAAAAGAAACACGTTCAGAAGCTGAGAAATATATTAAAAATGGTTGGTTAAAATATAATGGAAAAGAATGGGTATTTACTAGTCCAGAATTAGAAGATATGTGGTATGGAGCAGATGAAGATAGCGAATAGTTGGATTTAATTATGTTTGGTTGAATTGTTGGATTTAGTTATAAATAGTTGAGTTGCGGTGCGCGACCGCGATACCAAACCATATAATCAAATTTAAAAACGAAAAACGACTCAGCATATAAGTAACTCAGCCGCGATTAACGCAGCTTAAAAGGAGTGTTGCCGCACTCCTTCTTTTTCTTTTTGCTCTTGTATTTGACTTTTATAAAAGAATATGATAATTATTATTATTATTCATCCCCATTATAATTATATTATATTTTATTAATTTTGTCAACTAATTCTACTCTTGTCTGCCTTTCATTTTTTGCTATGCTCTTGTGTTAAAATTTTGGCAAGAAAAGCCAAAAAAGGACTTTAACGATAAAATGTTCGTGCGGCAATAAAATTGTCTAAAAAACTTGCATATGGGTGCGGGAAGCCGATCAGTGGATCTTTTAATCGAGCTCTTGTGTTGGATCATGCGGAAGAAAAGTTGGTTTTTTTAGATATTATACTCAAAAATTTTATTTTCATCAATTTTGGGAACCATATGCCTGGACCCGCGCTTTGAACTTTCAACCTAAAATTTTGCCATATGGGACCGCGCGCGCTTTACGGAGAAATCTCGACCATATACGACTGGAACGCGGTCGCCGCCACCCTTTGAGTGTGTTTACACTCGGTTGACGTTTACTTGACACTGACTTTACATGTCAAAAAGTGTCAATTTCAGGAAAATGTAAAAAAGTGTCAAATTTGCATTTTTTGCTTGACAAATTTTTTAAAATGTGGTATAATTGAAATTTTCGGCTCAAGGCCGCCGAGGCCAAGCCGTTGACATGTAAATTTACATGTCAAATAGGGCAATAAAATAAAAAAAGTGTGAATTATTCACACTTTTTAACGCGTTTTTCGGTTAAATCTATCTTAAATTGCTTATTTTCGTAAGAAAAAGTGATAATTTTACCCACATTTTCTACTTTTACATTAGTAGCAAAAGATTTTACGCAATTTTCTAGGTTTTTTATTATGTTTTCTTTTACAATGTTAGGTTTTCTTTCACGAATAACCTTTTTTCTTTCAGTTTTTTCAGTTGCACCTAGTTTTATTTTGTTTTCCTTTGCTTTTTTGTCAAGTTCGTTTTGTTCTTGATTTTCTAGGTAGTCATTGTCCTCTAACCACATTTCAAGAGCACTGTCAACATCAATGTCAAGTTTTTGACAAGCAGTGTCAACCCACTTTTTAGCAACTTTTACATTTTTACCATTTTCTAATTCAATAGTAAAATAGTTTTGATTTTCAGTATAATTTTTCATTTTCATCACCTCACATTATAAGTATAACATAACTAGGTTTATTTGTCAATAGTTTTTTTAAAAAAGTTTTAGAGAAGGGGAGCAAGTCCCCAACTCTTATTCACTTATTGTGAAATATGCTTTTTTCTTATCAACTGTTCTAACAACTTTGTTGTCTTTTACTAATTGAGTAAGTAAAGCACTAATTTTTTGATTACTTAATGTAGCAAGTGTGCTATCATTTTCTTGTATTTCAGTGATAGTTACAGGTTTTGTTACATTAGTAAGCACTTTAACAATAATTTCTTTAGTGTTTTCATTTTCTAATTGTGTTTTGCTAGGTGTTTTAACACTTGCCTTTTTGTTAAGTAATTCAATTTCATGATTTAAGAATTCAACTAAGTCAGTTCTATCACTAACTATCTCCTTTAATTCCATAAATCTTTCTTTTTTAGTAATTTTCTTTTCCATTACAATCACTCTCCTTTTCTTAATGGTTTAAATTACATTTTGTAAATAAGGTTCATTTCTTATTTACATTATAATTATAACATAATTAGAAATGAAAGTCAATAGTTTTTTTTAATTTTTTTAAATTATTTTTTTAACTTTTCCCTTTCCTTATTTACATTATAATTATATCAAATTATAAAAAAATAGTCAAGCATTTTTTTAAAATTTTTTAAAAAATTTTTTTACCTACAACGCAGCCTGGTGTGTCGCGGAGATCCCTTAATTTCGGGATTTGCGTCAATTGACATGTCAATGGACATGTCAAATCGAAAACTTTACATGTAAATTGACATGTAAAATGCGGCTCGTGGCCACAAAGTTGGCCGCGCACACGCCGCCGTTAGCAACGCAGCCTGGTGTGTCATTTTTAGAATAAAAAAAACTTGACACTTTTTAGTGTCAAGTGAGATTATTTAAAGACTATTCAGCAATAGTGAAGTATGCTTTTTTCTTATCAACTGTACGAACAACTTTGTTTTCATTAACTAATTGAGTTAATAAAGCACTTATTTTTTGATTTGATAGATTTGCTAAATCAGTATTATTTTCTTGTATTTCAGTTATTGTAGCAGGACTTGTTAAGTTTGTTAAAGTTCTAACAATAACATCTTTAATATTTGCATTTTCTAATTGAGTTTTACTTGGAGTTTTATTACTTGCTTTTTTATCAAGTAATTCTAACTCGTGGTCGATAAATGCAACTAAATCTTCACGATTTGCAACTAATCCTTTCAATTCGTTAAAATAATCTCTTTTAGTAATTCTTTTTTCCATTTCCAACACTTCCTTTCTTATGGATTTTTAATTACTTTGTAAATAAGTTCTTTTCTTATTTACATATTTATTATAACATAATTAAATGTTATAGTCAATAGTTTTTTAAAAGTTTTTTTAATTTTTTTTAGGTTGCCCTTAGGCAATGTTGTATTTCATTGCCTTAGGGTTAGCATTGCGACCACGCAATTTTTTATTTGTTTTGCCCTTTCTTGCTAAATTATTAGCAGTTCTTATAAATTGAGCAGCATTTTTATCAACTAATGTTTTTATAACTTTTTTTGATTTTGCCATAAATCAATCACCTTTCCTTTCACTTTACATATTAATTATAACATAGTTAATTTTATTTGTCAATACTTTTTTAATTTTTTTCTAAATAATTTTCAACATCTCGAACAAATTCTTCATCAAGATAACATACTCTCGTGTCATCTTCCCACCAATTATTCCAGCCAAAATCAAATGCCTCGTGGTCGATTTCTTCTTCTTTTTTGTCTAATTCGTAAAATACTAATGCCTCAACCATTTCGTGAATGTCTAGGTCGCCATTTCTTAATTGATGTAATATTTCTTTACTATTCATAATTACCACCTTTCCTTTATTACACTATAATTATATCATTATTTAAAAAATAAGTCAAGCATTTTTTGAAAAAAAATTAATTTTTTTTATTTCGGGAAAAACCCATCAACGCATCCAGGCGTGTCGCGGCAACTGAAAAACCCAAAAGTGTCAAATTCTGTAAAATGCGGGCCGCAGCAGAGTAATGTGGGCGTGGGCGGCCCGCCTGACACAAGTTTACACTTGACTTGACATTTTAATGTGTCAAGCCAAGTGTCTTGGTTAATTTATTACAAATTGGGGTATTGTCTTTGAAAAATTGAACTCCCCACATTGTTGCTTTTCGTTCGTTGTCAATACTCCAATAACTAAAATTAATTTGCTTTTCATCTATGTAATAATGTTCATACATAAATGTTAGCATTTGCTCTTGTTCGTTTCTAAGAGCGAATTCTTGTTTGTTGAAGGTTTTGAAATGTCCTATTTCGTGTAATATTGACATTAGAGTTTTATTTATTGGTGTATATTCAGGTTGTTTTTTATACCACTCTTGAAAAAGTAAGTTTTCTTTGTGATTAGGTTTTTTTGCACCTAGATAAATAATCTTTTTTTCAATATTGCATTCAAATCTAAGTTCTCGACTAACTTTTACTTTTAATGTGCTATCAATAGAATGAATAAAATCTTTTATTATTTTAATTTCTTGTTTTGAAAATCTTTTTTTCATTTCTATCAACTCCTTACATTATTATTATATTATATTTTTAATAAAATGTCAATAGTTTTTTTGTAATTGAAGAAGATTTTTTATTCTTCTTCAATTACTTTTGCATAATCTCTCCAACTTGGAGCAACATTTAGGTTTACAAGTGTATTTCCTAAACTTTGATAACTTGCTTTAAATATTTCAATTTCAATATCAATATCTTCAAGTCCAGTATGACTTTCTTCAAAACTAGGGTTTTGTGTTAGATAACTATAAATTGCTTGTGCCGTTGTTCTAACTCTACCACTATTTGTAATAAAGCAACTATCTTTTACATTATTTAAAATATCTTTATTTGCTATACAATAATTAGCATAATCTTTTGAAAAAGTTATTATTTTTGATATTTCCATTGTATCAAGTAAATCAAGTTTTTTAAATGGGTTATGGGTTTCAAAATCTTCAAATAATCTTGCCATAGCAGTTTTATCAAAATTGCCATTGTGTGCCACCATAATTTTGATACCATATCTTTGAATAGTTTTTTCAATGTCTTTTGATATATCATTTACACTCATTGTTTTATATCTTTTATCATTTTCTAACTTTTCAAAATAGTTTGGATATTTTGTAGCACTAAATGTTGATAACATTATATATTTATTATTGAAAAACTTTCTTACTAAATAACTTTTTTCTTTAACTACTTTCATAGTTTCTAAATCGTAAACTTTCATACCAATTTCAAATGGTAATACACTTTCTTGAACGAATAGACTACCAATAGTTTCAGTGTCTATAAACATTAAATATTTAACTTTTTGTAAATCAACTTGTTTCATTAATTTTCACTCTCTTCCTTTTTTATTTACACATTTATTATATCATAGTTGCTTTATATTGTCAATAGTTTTTTGTTAGGAAAGAGAAATTATTTTCTCTTTCCTTTTTTTGCTAATCTAGGTTTAAGTCCAAGTCTTGCATTTCTTTTTTCTTGGTCTTTTGCCTCATACATAGCACGAATTTTATGTCTTTGTGCTGGTGTCATTGCCATAGTTATCACCTCATTTCTTATTTACATATTAATTATATCATAGTAGATTTTATTTGTCAATAGTTTTTTACATTTTTTTTAAATATTTTTGCAACCGAACTTTAATGTAAAATATGGATAACCTTGCTCGATTAATTCAAGAAACATTGCTTGAGCATTTTCATAATTTCTAAAGAATAATATTTCTTGTGTAGCAAGTATTTCAATGTAATATTTTAATTTCATTACTATCACCTCTTTCATCTTACATTATAATTATAACATAGTTAGGTTATTAAGTCAATAGTTTTTTTAAAATTTTTTTAATTTTTTTAGGAATGTAAAGTGTCAAGCAAAATGTCAATTCTCAATGTAAAAAAGTGTAAAGTTGACACTCTAGCGTAAAATCGGCTCGCCAAGACCGCAGCCGAGCCGCGCTTGACACAATTTGACACAAAAAAACTATAATAGTTTTAAATAACTATTATAGAAATTGGTAACCCCACCAACCCAATATTTATTAAGTCCATTAGGGTCATTTGCTGCGCTAACAGGACAATAAATAGCGCCAATTTTTTCAATGGTAGTTAAACCTTTATTTAGATAATTATTTCTTAAATGTTTTACATAATAATCAAGTCCACTTTCATAACTATCAAAAGGTTTTATTTCAGTGGCATTTTTCCACATTATTCCACCAAAATTATTTTTTTCTTTAAATGCTTTGCTAGTCCAAGCGCCCGTTTCGTGTCTTGAAATTGCTATCATTAACATTGCTTGTTTTTCAGTTAAACCTAATTCAATAGATTTATTATAAATGTCTTTTTCAACTTGTCTAGTAAAGTTTGGAGTTTTTGTTGTTTCCTTTTCAACAATAACTTCTTTAATAACTTCTTTTTCAACAGTTATTACAATAGGTTTTTCAACCTCGACAGTTTCAGTAATAATTGTTTCTTTACTCATTAATTTAGAACCAATTATAACTAAACCTACAAAACCAACAACCTTAACCCACTTTCTAATTCTTAATTTTTTCATTTTTAACACCTATCTTCCTTACATTATAATTATCTCATACTTTAAAATAAATGTCAATAGGTTTTGTAAAATAAATGTTAGTTTACATTTTGGGATGTCAATAACGCGTTAAGTATTGACAATTTCAAGCGTGAAAACTTTACAGCACTTTACACTATGAATTTTTCGGCGCGCCTTGATTGTCGCCGCGCCGAAAAAAGGTTGACACTTTTATTTGTCAACCTTACATGTAAAGTATTTGTCACCTAGATTTGTGTATTTCTCAACAACATTATCACTGTTGCCACATCTCTCAACTGCTCTATTGTACTCTTTGTTGTCTATTGCATTAAGTACCTTTCCACAAATAATAACAATAATAATTAGTATAAATAATTTTTTCATTTTATCAATTCCTTTCTTTCTTTATCTTACATTATTATTATAACATTATTTGGTCTCAAAGTCAATAGGTTTTGGAAAGAAAGTGTTTACTTGACACTACAAAAAAGGTCGTGCGGAAACGCTTCACCTTCAGCCTAGTTCTGTGGTGCGATGGAGCAAGGGTTGCCGCAACGTCCTAATTTTGTGCCAATGAAATTTTTTCCAAAGTTTTTTCAAGTTGTAATAAACTTTTTATTGAATAATCTTTCCAAATCTTTCTTGAATTGTTTGCTTTTGATGTTAATCTTTTAATTCCAATTCCATTTAGATTTTTCCATTCAATTAAGTTCTTTGTGTAATCATCTAATAGAATACATTGATTATCTATTGTGATATTTAATTTATCTTTAATAACTTTTGCTTTGTTTTCATTTAATCTACAAAAACAAATGTTATCTTGTTTGATGTCTTTTAGATAAGTTTTTATCCAAATCATCTTATCAAAGTCTGCTTGCTCGTTAGGTGTTGCGCTAATTATGTAGACTTCAACATTTCCTTTTGTTGCAATTTCATTAATAATTTCAATGTATTTGTATGGTTTTAAACTTGAGAAAAAACCTTTCTCTTTATCAAATCTTTCTAATGCATTTTTCTTACTATTGAATTTAGCAAGTGTGCCATCTAAATCTAAAAATAGTTTAATCATTATTATCAATTCCTTTCTTAAAATCTATCTAAAAAACTTTTCTTTGTTTTAATTGTTATGTATTGATTATTTGTTCTTTTTATTTCTTGAAATTTATTTACTGTGTCTAAATAGTTTGTGTTTTCATAGATGACTTTGTTATTTTCATTTACTATTACATAGGTTATCATTATTAATCAACTCTCTTTCCTTTTTACACTTTAATTATAACATAACTTGTATACTTTGTCAATACTTTTTTAAAAAATAATTAACATTTTTATTAAATCTAACATTGCTTCAGTATCACAATACATCCAACTTTCTTTGTTCTCATAACAATCAATAATTTTTTGTATCATTATTTTTAATTCAATTGTTGTATCTAAATATTCATTTTTATCAAATAATGTTAATTGTTCCATTTCAATCACTTTCCTTTATTACATTATTATTATAACATAATTAATATTATTTTGTCAATAGTTTTTTATTAAATAATTTATTTATTTATTATGTTATTTATTATTGTTTGTTTAATTGTTAATTTTGTGATTTTTCTTGTTTGTTTGTTTTGTCAAATGTTGATGTCAAAAAATGTAAATTGACACTTTCTTTACTCCTCTCGGCGCTTTTTGACCGCCTTCACGCCTACGATATCTATTCTACCAAACGTAATTTTGTAGGTACTGGGGTAGATTTTTGGGAAAAAATTTTTTTTATTTTAAAATTTGATCTTCGCCTCGTCAACTTTCTCTCCAAAACTACCTTCAAAACGAGATAACGATTTAAAGGAAATCACAAAAAAAGACCATTGCTAGTCTTTCATAATTAAAATATCATGTGCGTAATTTCAATTCAAATCACGGCTGCCATACCAACAACCAGTCATATTTTTAGATTGTATTCATTCGCCGCCATTTTCTTCACAGATTTGTTTAGGAGTCTTGAATTGCGTCACAAGAATTATCAAACCTATGATCGCCGCAACTATTATTAAGCCAAGTACAAAATAATCTTCATTTTTCACTATTGACTTCTCCAATACTCATTAACCGCAATTTTTCCACCATACGTTCTTTCGCATATTAGTCCACTATTGTTTTCCCAGCATGCGGAGGCCACTCCTTGATTTCCATTTAAATCAATATAGTAGTATGCGGCAGCGGAGGTTTCTCGCGTCATTAATCACGTCCCCATGATGCCAATAAGCAAGGCTGCCGCCACTATTCAAATATGTCCATTTTTGATAAAGTTGTTTTTAAACCTTAAGTAAAGTAAAGCTAATTTTAGTTTCATGCGGCAATCCTCCTATTTTTCTATTTTTAAGTCTTTTAAATATGTTTCACATTTTGTTGTAACTTTTCCAGTTTCAAAGTAGGTTTGGTAACAATCAATTTTTTGAGATTTAATAATGTTCATTACATTTAATGTAATAAGACAGATACCAACAATTACTAACCAGAATATTATACTTTTTTCTTCCATTGTTTAATCCCTCACTTTCTAATAATATTATAATATATTTTTTGTTATTTGTCAAAAAGTTGCAAAAACCAAGGTTGACAAAAGAAAAATTTTTGATTACAATAATATTATGGAAGGTCAAAAAAGATTAATTAAAAGAAAAAGGAGAAATTACTAATGGATTTAAAAAAGTTAGATTACAGTATCAAAGATCCTGCGGCAAGAAAAGAACTTGTTGAAGAAATAGTAAGAAATGCTTCTCCTAATCAATTAACTGAAAAATATATTGAGATATTAAGTAATTATATAATAATGGCAATGAATAAAGATGAGAAAAAGAAAAAAGAAATAATGACTGATAATAGATTAATAACGATAAATAAAAGAGAAACTTCATATCAAGGTTTAGTAAGTAAGTTTGAAAATGGGGAAGATGGTCTTTATAATATAACTATCGATAATGATAAAAATGTCTTATTAACTCCAAAAGTTGCTATCACTCCTAAAGATGTTGCGGAAATACCTGCTTTAGCAGAGTTAAAGCAATCAATTGAGAGTGTTAAAAGGCAAGAGCAAAAAGCATCTGGTAAAAATAAATATAAGTTAAAAAAGATGTTAATTGAAATGTATCAAGAACAATATACAATTAAAAATATAGTTAAACAGCCTGTATTTGCAACTAATGCGGTAAAATCTTTTGTTTACACTAGATTTGATGAACATATTACTATTAATGAAAGCGGAATGCCAGTGAGTGATTGTATTTGTTCATTCTTTAATCCTAAACATATTTCTATTTTATTATGTAATTATTCTGCATTAAAACAAGAGTCATGAGGTAGGTTTGAAAGCGATTGTTATTACATGATGTTAGATTTAGACAATCTTGTAGATGATGCATTAATGAAAGATTATCCATTATATTATGACCTATTAATTTATAAAATAGACGGAAGAAGTAATGCGGAAATCCAGTTTTTACTTGAATTAAAATATGGAATTAAGCATTCTGTAGAATATATTAGTTCTTTATGGCGTAATAAAATACCTAAATTAATTGCGGAAAGAGCTACAAAAAATTACCTAGAGTGATATTATACAATGATTGAAAAGGGCAAATGGAAAAGATGTTCTAGATGTGGTCAAATTAAATTAGCTCACAATCTTTATTTTTCAAAAAATAAAACTTCAAAAGACGGTTTTTATTCAATTTGTAAAGATTGTCGTAATAAAAAATCAAAAGATGACCAAAAAGTAGGTGAATAATATGGCGGTAGAAAAAGATAAATATTATTGTCAAAAATGCGGCAAGTGGATGGGTGAAAATGAATTTTTTACCTATAAAGATAAAAGTAAAACTGAAATGTGTAAAAAGTGCTTAACAATGCATATCGATAATTTTGATGAAAGCACTTTTTTATGGTTATTAAAAAAGATGGATGTTCCTTATATTCCAGAAGAATGAAATCAAATTAGGGATAGACTATATGCAAAAGATCCAAATAAAGTAACAAGTAGTTCAGTTTTTGGTAGATATTTATCAAAGATGAAATTAAATCAATGAAAAGATAGAGAAACTGGTCGTACTTATGGTTGAGAGGATTCTGAATGGCTTCAACAAAGAGCTAAAGAAGAGGCGGAAAAACATGCGGAGGAAGTCGCTCAAAGAGAACAAGAGGCAAAAGAAAAATTTGAAAAAGGTGAGATTTCTGAAGCAGAGTATAAAACTTTATTAACCGTTAATACTCAACATACTGATATGCCTGCGGCAATGGTCGGTCAGAGCGGACAAAATCCAGGTTCAGTGGGTTTAGACGAAGAAGATTATATGTCTGAAGATGAACTTGGAGATCCAGGAGCTGAATTAACACAAGATGATAAAATATTCCTTGCTATGAAATGAGGAAGATTATATAAACCTAATGAATGGGTTCAATTAGAAAAAATGTATAATGAAATGACTCATTCATTTGATATTCAAGATGCAGATACTATTAATACATTATTATTTATTTGTAAAACAAATTTAAAAATGAACCAGGCACTTGATATTGGAGATTTAGATGGATATCAAAAATTATCAAGAGTTTATGATTCTTTAAGAAAATCTGCAAAATTTACTGCGGCTCAAAATAAAGAAGAAAAGAATGATTTTGTTGATTCAGTTGGTGAATTGATTACAATGTGTGAAAGAGATGGGTTTATTCCTAAGTATTCAACAGATATTCCTCAGGATAAAGTTGATGCAACTTTAAAAGATATGAATAATTATTTACATAAATTAGTTACTCAAGATTTGGGTTTTGGTCAACAAATTGAAGATGCTTTAAAGAAAATTCAAATTCAAAAAGAAATGAATGAAGCTGCGGAAGCTGAAGAATACGAGCTTCAAGATGAAGATTATGTTGAATATTGAGACGATGTTGAAAAACAAAAAGAAATCGATCAAGATATAATAAGTGATGGTGATCAATAATGGCATTGGTGGATTTAATGGAATTATCAGAGTCTAAGACTTTTACTAAAAAACTTGGAGTTTCTGAAGAAAGAATTAAAGCACAAATTCCAGTATTGAGAGAATACATCGCTTTTTGACGTGCTTATCCAGATATTTTTGTTGAATTTTTATGTGGAAGCAATCCTGAAAATTTTCATTTATATTTGTATCAAAGAATATTTTTAAGAGCAATTATGCGTCATAGATATACTTACGCAACTTTCCCTCGTGGTTATTCTAAATCATTTTTAGCAGTTTTAGGTTCTATGATAAAATGTATTTTATATCCTGGCTCTCATTTCTTTGTTACAACAGGTGGTAAGGAACAAGCTGCGAGTATCACAAGAGAAAAGGTAGAGGAATTATGTAGTTTAATTCCTGGTTTAAAAAATGAAATTGACTGGACAAGAGGTCAAACAAAATCTAGTAAAAATGAAGTTACATATAAATTTAAAAATGGTAGTGTTTTTGATATTATGGCAGCTCAACAAAGTTCTCGTGGTAAACGTGCAACTGGTGGTTTAATGGAAGAGTGTATTTTGATTGATAAAACTCTTTTAAATGAAGTTATTATTCCAACAATGGTTGTTGATAGACGTTTGCCAGATGGAACAAGACATGAAGAAGAGGTTGCTAATAAATCTCAAATTTATGTTACTACTGCGGGTTGGAAAAATGTATTTGCTTATGAAAAACTAATTCAAATATTAATTCAACAAATTATTGAGCCTGAAGAGGCTTTTGTTTGAGGAGGAACTTGAAGAGTTCCAGTTATGGAAGGATTACAACCTAAAAACTTTATTACAAACTTAAAATTAGATGGAACCTATAACGACAGTTCATTTTCAAGAGAATATGAATCTGAGTGAAGCGGAGATGCGGAAAATGCATTTTTCTCTGCGGAAAGGTTTGATAAATATAGGGTTTTATTACAACCTGAATATGAATTTAGTGGCAGAAGTAGTAAAAGTGCTTATTATGTGCTTGGTGTCGATGTTGGTCGTTTAAAATGTACTACTGAGGTTTGTGTGTTTAAAGTAACCCCGCAACCTCAAGGGTCTGCGCTAAAAACATTAGTGAATTTATATAGCTATGAAGCTGAAGATTTTGAAACTCAAGCTATTAATATAAAAAGATTATTTTATAAATATAAAGCAAAAATTGCGGCAATCGATGCAAATGGTCTTGGTGTTGGATTTGTTGATTTTATGACTAAAGCACAAGTTGATCCTGAGACCGGAGAGGAATTACCACCATTTGGAGTTGCCGGAGGAACAACAGAAGATGTTGTTGAGTCTTATAAAAATATAAAAGGATTGGGAGTTGAAGAAAATGCAATGTATTTGATTAAGGCAAATTTGCCTATAAATACAGAAGCTCATACTTATGTTCAAATGCAATTAAGTAGTGGGAAAATTAAATTTTTAATTGATGAAAATCAAGCAAAAGTAAAATTATTATCTACGAAAGTGGGTCAAAATATGGATTCCGCCCAAAGGCAAGAATATTTACAACCTTTTACTCTTACAACCATTTTAAGAGAACAAATGTTAAATTTAGTTGAAGAAAATGAAGGAACGAATATTATTTTAAAACAATCTAGTAGAAGTATTCCAAAAGATAAATTTTCTGCTTTTGAGTATGGATTATATTATATTAAACAAGAGGAAGATAAGAATAAAAAGAAAAAGAAGAGAAATATTGCGGACATGATGTTTTTTACAAGTAAATAAGGTTATGGTCAAAAGCTAATCATTTTGTTTGTGAATTTTTTATAAACATATAGAAGCGATAATCTTCTTATAAAAGGAGATTTGAAATGAGAGCAAGTCGTGGAGAAATTAAAATTGAAGATATATTAAGAGTTAATGGTATGAATTTTCAAGAAGAGTATTCATTTGATGATTTATGCAGCTCAAATGGTAGACCTTTAAGATTTGATTTTGCCATTTTTGATGATGATAACCAACTAATGTTTTTACTTGAGTATCAAGGAATTCAACATTATATAGCTAAAAGTAAATTTGGCGGCAATAGTGGATTAAAAAAACAACAATATAATGATATGTTAAAACGAGAATATTGTAAAAAACATGGTATTATTTTAGTTGCAATTCCTTATACTGATGAGGGTTTAATTAGTTATGATTATATCATGAATTCATATTATGCTCTTGGAGGATTTTAAAGAAAAGGAGGGTATCTAAATGATAAGTAATAGAATGCAAGAAATTAAAGCTAAAGGTTTTGCTATGCATCCCGCAGCAGAAATTGATGAACATTATATACCTACGGACTTTTCAAAAATTAAAGTTGGTGTAAAAAACTTGGAAGATGCTATTTTGGAATTGGGTAGTTTAAAAAAGGTTGATCCAAGATTAACTAAAAAAGAAACCATTTTACGTGCTATTGCAGATAATAATTTAGAAACTATGAGAGAAGTATCAAATTTCTTTTATAGGGTAAGTGGTATTTATAATAGATTGTGTAGATATTTAGCTTACATGTATAGATATGATTGAATGGTTACTCCATATATTAATGATGAAAAGGCAAAAACAGAAGAATTAGCATTGACAAATTTCTATAAAGTATTAAATTATTTAGAAGACTTTCAAGTTAAAAGATTTTTTGGTGAAGTAGCTTTAAAAGTTATGAAAAATGGTTGTTACTATGGATATACTATTGAAAGTAATAATATACTTCAAGTTCAAGAATTACCAGTAAAATATTGTAGATCTAGATACAAAGTTAATGATAGACCTGCTGTTGAATTTAATATGCAATTTTTTGATGATTGTTTTAAAGATGCTAATCAAAGAATGAAAGTTTTAAATTTATTCCCAAAAGAATTTAAAAAAGGATATATTTTATTTAAAGAAGGAAAATTAGTTCCAGATTATCAGGGCGATAAAGCTGGATGGTATTTATTAGATATTGATCACACCATTAAATTTAATATAAACGGAGAAGATTTTCCAAATTTAATTGCGGTAATTCCTGCAATTATTGATTTAGATGCTGCTCAAGATTTAGATAGAAAGAAAATGGCTCAAAAATTATTAAAAATAATAATTCAAAAGATGCCAATAGATAAAAATGGTGATTTAGTATTTGATGTAGATGAAGCTCAACAATTACATAACAATGCCGTTAATATGTTACAAAAAGCAATTGGAATTGATGTATTAACTACTTTTGCGGATGTAGATGTTGCGGATATGGCAGATAGGAATACAACTACTACTGTTGATGATTTAGAAAAAGTTGAAAGAACTGTTTATAATGAAGCCGGAGTATCTCAAATGCAATTTAATACAGATGGAAATATCGCTTTAGAGAAATCGTTATTAAATGATGAAGCTTCAATTTATAATTTGATACTTCAATTTGAAGCATTTTTAAATACTATAATTCAAAAATTTAATAAAAAAAGTAAAAAAGTTGTTTATAGAGTACAAATTTTAACAACAACAATTTATAATTATAAAGAAATGTCTAAAATGTATAAAGAACAAATGCAAGTTGGTTTCAGTAAAATGTTACCACAAATTGCTATGGGTCAAACTCAAAGTTCTATTTTAGCAAACGCTTATTTTGAAAATGATATATTAGATTTAGTTAATGTATTTATCCCACCAATGATGTCTAGTACAATGAACTCTGATGTATTAAATAGAGTTAATGAAAAAAATAGACAAGAAAGAGGCGGAAAAGTTTCTTCTGAAGATGGAGAAGTTGGAAGACCTACTAATGAATCAAAAGGTGAAGATGTTACAGAAAAAACTATACAAAATAAGGAATCTCAAAGTTAGGTCATTTTTAAATAATTTATGTTAAAAACTTTTAATATAATGATAGTTAAAGAAAAAGTTTAACAAGGAGGAATTATAATATGATGCACCAATCTATAGCTACAATTAGTTCTCCTGAATTTATAAACTTACAACCTTTAGATATTAATCCTTTAATGTCTAAATGTGAAATTAAAGTTTTATATGTGGGAGAAAATAGAAATCATAGTTATATTACTGAAGAAGTTGCCAAAGATATGGCAAAAACTTTAAGAGGAGCTCCTATTGTTGGATATTATAAGGAAGAGAAAGAAGATTTTGCTGATCATGGTGAACAAGTTATTTTAGATGATGAGGGCATTAAATTTAATTGTTTAACAAAACCTTATGGATTTGTTGCTCCAGATGCAAGAGTATGGTTTCAAGATTTTGAAGATACTGATGATTTTGGAAATAAAATAACAAGAAAATATTTAATGACTACTGGTTATTTATGAACTGGTCAATATGAAGAGGCAAAAAGAGTTATTGAAAAAGGAAATAACCAATCTATGGAATTAGATGAAAGTTCTTTAGAAGGACATTGGTCAACTAATGTTAATACTGGTATGGACTTTTTTATAATTAGTGATGCAATATTTTCTAAATTATGTATCTTAGGAGAAGATGTTGAACCTTGTTTTGAAGGTGCTAGTGTTACAGCTCCTCAAGTAAGCAACTCATTTAGTAAAGTTGATGATAATTTCAAACATACTTTATATACTATGATGCAAGATTTAAAATATGCATTAGAAGGAGGAAAAAACATGGAATTAGAAGAAAATACTGTTGAAACTGTTGAAGAAGAAGTTATTAATACTGAAGAAGAAACAGTTGCAGCTGAAGAAACTGAAAGTTCTATTGAAACAGAAACTACTTCTACAGAACCTGAATCTGAAGTTGAAGAAGAAGAAACAACTGAAGAAGAAAGTGAAGAAAACGAAAGCTCAGAAGAAGAAGAAGAAGAGTCTGAATCTGAAGAAGCTGAGGGAGAAGAAACTCCTTCTGATAATTCTGACAATGAAGAAGAAGAATCTGAAGAAGAAGAAACTACAGAAGAATCTGATGAAGAAGCTACTGAAACTGAATTTTCTTTAGAAGATTACAATACTTTAAAAGCTAATTATGATGAATTATTAGTTAAATATGACGAGTTAGTTGAATTTAAAAAAGGTGTTGAATTAGATAAGAAAAAAGCTTTAATTGATAGTTTCTATATGTTATCTGATGAAGATAAAAAAGATGTTAGAGAACATATGTCAGAATATAGTCTAGAAGATATCGAATCAAAATTATGTGTAATTTGTGTTAAAAATAAGGTTAATTTTGAAAAAGAGAATTTAGACGAAAATAATAATAAAGTAGAAGAAGAAAACTCTGCAGTTGCTACTTTTAATATTGATAATAATGAAGGTAGTAATATTCCTGCATGGATTTCTGCTTGCATAAATACTCAAAATAGCAAAGAATAATAAGAGGAGGATAAGTTATGAAAAGAATAGGTTACGGACAAGTTGAACCTAATCATTTATCAGCTCAAAGAACTGGACAAATCTATGCTCAATTACCAGCTGACGCAGCTTTAACTGTATTAGAAAACGGACAATTCGTTAAATATGATTATGCTGCAGGAAAAGTAGATTTAACAGGTGCTGGAGAATGGATGTTAGTATTCAACGAAGTTAAATTATACGATGGTTATAGAGAAACTTACAAAGATTTTGCTCTTAAAGTTGCTAATAGTCCTGATGGAGCTATTTATCCTAGAGTTTTTAAAACTAACGTAGGAGATATCTATACTACAAACTGTTTATATGCTGCTGGATCAAAAGACGCTGAAACTGAAATGGAAGATTTAGAAGTTGGAAACGTATTAAAAATTGATTCTAGCACAGGATATTTAAAGAAAGGCGGAGACAGCGATATTCAATTCAAAGTTGTAAAAGTTTACAATCTTGCTGATGGACAAGAGGCTGTTAAGATTCAAAGAATCGCGTAAGAGGAGGATAGAGAATTATGGCATTAGTTAAAAATGAATTAATTAAATTAGCAAAAGCAGTTGCTAACGCAGACCCTTCTTCAAAAGTAGCGTATTCATTTGGAGATACTAACTTAAGCTATTCAGCATTAAATGAAACATTAAGAAATGAATTAAATGAATTAGCTGGAAGTTACGCTTTATACAGAGAAAATAAGAATACAATTTTCGAATTAATCGAACAAACAATTAGTGATGTATTACCTAAAAAAGTATTAGAACAATATGGAATGTTCGCTGAAGTAAAAACATTTGCTCAAGGTGACAAACCAATCTTCGTTCAAAAAATCACTAGTGCTGCTAGAAGAAGAGCAAAAAGATTCGTTACAAGAGTTGGTTTAGCTGGAGTATACGAAGTATTTAAATTAGATGGAAAAGTATTAGAAGTTCAAACTGAAGCTTATGGTGGAGCTGCTCAAATCGGTTTTGAAGAATTCTTAGATGGTAGAGTAGATTTTGCTGATTTACTTGAAATCGTTATGGAAGGATTAGACGAAGCTGTTTATAGAGAAATTGCTAGAGCATTAACAGCTACAATTTCAAGCTTACAAGATGGAAACAAAACAACTCAAAATGCTTTCATCGAATCTGAAATGGATAGATTAGTAGGTATTGCAGATGCTTATGGAAATGGTAAATCAACTATTTACTGTACATATGAATTTGCTGCAACTATGGTTCCTGAAGAAGGATGGAGATCTAATGGAATGAAAGATGAAAGATGAAATAATGGTTACTTAGCTAACTATAAAGGACATAACGTTATTGTATTAACTCAATCTTATGAAGATGAAACTAATACAACTAAAGTTATTGACCCATCTTATGCATGGATTATTCCTACTGGAGCAAATGAAAAACCAGTTAAGATCGCATTCGAAGGACCTACTGCTGTTAAAGAAGTAGACAACCATGATTGGTCTAAAGAAATCAGAGTTTACAAAAAATTCGGTGTTGCTACATTAGTAACTAACGATATTTGTGTTTATAAAAACACTGCTTTAGATAACGATTCTACAATTTAATTTTAAAATAGAAACTTTGGGGAAGAAAATATTATAATTAGACTACTTGAAGATTAATTATAATTAATCTTCCCCGATTTTTTCATATATTTATATTTTTTGAAAAAATAAAAAAAATATTGTATAATGATTATAGAGATAAAAGGAGGATGTTAATTATGGTCGACAAAAATAAAGAGATAAAATTAACAAATAGAGATAATGGAGAAGTTGGTTATACAATTCCTGATTTAAGACTTCATAGAAGTTTTACTCCTGGAGAAACTAAAACTGTTACTTTTAATGAAATCGAACAACTTGCTTGGTCAAGAGGCGGATTACAATTATTAAAACATTATTTAATAATTCAAGATAAAGAAGCGGCAGAAGAAATTTTAGGACATGTAGAACCAGAATACTATTATACAAAAGATACTGTTAAAACTTTATTAACAGAAGGTACTTTAGAACAACTTCAAGATACTTTAGAATTTGCGCCAAAAGGTGTAATTGATTTAGTTAAAAAAGAAGCCGTTGATTTACCTGTTAATAATGTTGCAATGAGAGACGAAATTTTAAAAAAGACAAACTTTAATGTTGATAAAGCCGTTGAAATTAAAAAGGCATCTTTAGAAGATGGAGCTGAAGAAGAAACAACTTCTACAAGAAGAGCTGCACCAGTTACAGCAAAAGTTACAGAGACTGGCCGCAAAGCTAAGCCTATTATAATTACAAAGTAGATGGCAAGGAGGTGTAATATGGACGCAATAACTACTACACCTTTCTCTATTGTTTATGATAGTTTTTTATCTAAGATTACTGATGAGATGTATATGGAATTAACAGAGCTTGATACTTTTCAAATGTTACAAGAATTGTTAATGACAGCTATTCACAAATTTGAATTTCCAAGAGTAAATATTAATGATTATGAAATTGAAGGATTTGATGATCAAGATGTTTACAATGGAGTGGATAGTGATCATACTGAAGTAACGGTCTTCATTTATGATGAAGGCTTTTTTAATAATGTATTAACTGCGGAAGAAGTAAATATTTTATCAACTTATATGATAGTTGAATGATTAGGACAACAATTAGCAAGTATTGAAAACACTAGAATGAAATATAGTGGTACTGATTTTAAATTTACATCTCAAGCTAATCATATGCAAAAATTACTTACGATAAAAAAAGATTATGAAAGAGAAGGTTTTCATTTACAAAGATTATATAAAAGAAGACTTGCAGATGAAAATGGTATATATAAATCTACTCTTGGAGATGTGATGAATGTTCCTAATAAAATCGTTCTTAAAGAAGACGATGGCGTTGAACTTCATATTGTTTAGGAGGGATTTTATATGGTATTAAAATATAATATAGAAATTGATAATAAAAATATTTCTGATAGATTAAAGCAGTTAATTAATTTAGTATATAAACTTCTTCCTATGCGTGAAGAAGATGATGCTAATTGACAAACTTTATTATCTACTATAATGGAAGAAATTGCGGGAATGCATAGATTATTGCCAGAAGAATATAATGATATTCTTTTTTCTTTGTTATGTAAATTAGAGGGCTTATTTACATTAACAAGTGAAGATAGTTTTTTTGATTTTAGAAGAACTATTTTTGAAAGTTTAAATTTAATGAATAAGGTGAGAGAAAAATGTCAGCTTTAGAAACATTAAAAGAGAGAATTAATTATAATGGCGGCCCAATGCAAGAGCAAAGAATGAATTTAGATAAATTAAGAAGTCTAAAGAAAGCCCTTTGATATTCATATCAAGCTCAAACCGCGATTTTAACAGATAATAGAGAATTTAGATGTCTTATTAATCATGACAAATTAAAAGAAGATTATGATGATAAGATTATTTCAATCCCTTATGATGATATATGTTTAAATGCGGCAGACCTAGAATTACCAACTGATGTTGAACAACATATTGGAATGAAAGTTGGAGATGTATTTACTTGAAAAGAAACTGACACTAGATGGATTATTATTCAAGAAATATTAGAAGAAAATGCATATTTCCGCGGTACTATTAGAAAAGCAGAGGATGAAGTTATTATTAATGGACATCCTTATTATGGATATCTTGGTAAATGGTCTAAAGAAGCTTTATGACATACTAAAGGATTGAACTCTTGGAGTGAAATGGGTTATGAAGTTGTGTTGTATATAACTAAAAATGAAGAAACTGAAGATTTCTTTCATAGATTTCAAAAGGTTGCTATTAGTGATAGATTATGAGAAGTTCAAATGGTAAATGATATAACATCAGATACAATGTTAATTATTTATTTAAAAGAAACATTTACAAATGAATTTGAACCAATGTATAATAATACAACTGATAATAATGATTCTCAAGAAGAAGAAACTGAAGATGAAAATAATGAAATAAATATAGAACCTACAATATTAGGTAATGATACTGTTTCACCTTTTGATAATGCAACTTATACAATTGAGAATGCGGGAGGCGGCAATTGAATATTAAGTAATACAAAAGCAAAAATAGTTAGTGAAACAGAAAATTCAATTAATATTTTAATTGTTTCTGCAAAAAGTGGAAGTATTGAAATAAAATATGTAAGAGATAATGATGTATTAGCAACTAAAACTGTTGTTATTAAATCATTATAGAGATAAAAGGAGCTGGATATTATGAGGAGAGATGTTATTGAAACACCTACGACTTTAAGTCAATCATCTTTTCTTTCTGTTGAAAAAGATATAGAAAGAATATTAACTAAGTTGTTTTTTGAAAATCAGCCTCATAATCGTCAATTATTAAGATTATTAGTTATACCAATGAAAGATTGTTTATCTAATCAAACAAAAATTGAATATATTGATAAGGTTAGAGAAACAACATTAGCAAGTTTAATTGAGGAAGGTTATGTAAAATTAGCACCAAAAATTGCTATGCCTGAGCATGAAAAAATTAAAAGTTATATTATTTTATCTTTTGATAATTTTACGCCAACTAGTAATCCTCAATTTAGAGATTGCACAATTCATTTTGATATAATTTGTCATACTGATAATTGAGTAATGGATGATTTTCAAATTAGACCTATAAAAATAGCTGGTTATATTGATGGTATTTTAAACAATGCTAAGATGACTGGTATTGGTGAATTAACATTTATGGGACTTAATGAATTAGTTTTAGATGAGGTGTTATCCGGTTATACATTATCCTATAGAGCCACTCATGGTTCGGATGACTCTATTCCAGATAGTGAAGAAAATGATTAATGAATTATTATTATTATCTGGAAATGACATCCCTATAGAAGAAATCAATTTATTATTACACCCACCAACAATAAAAGAAATAGCTTACATTGGCGAGGATAGGTTTTTCTCAGGCTGTGAGTTTTTAAGATTTACAAAAGATAAATTAAGCAGTGAGGACAGAAATCGTTTAGAAAATATAAGTAATTTTGAAATAATAATGTCAATAATGAGAGAAAAAAATCCAAGTGTACA